GTCAGGGCCGTCACGATGGCGAAGCTCAAGCTTCCTGTCGCGGCTGTCCAGCCCGGAGTCTCTCTCAACGAGAGCATCTCCAGCGAGGCGAGCTTTTACAGCACTCAATACGCGGACCTTTCCGAAATGGCCCGCTACGCGATTGAGAAGATCGAGGAGCGGGAGTGGTCGGCAAACGACCGACAGGATCGCTTGAACTTCCTCGAACGCAACTCCCAGTTCTTCGAGATCATGCTTGACCCCGATGAGCTCGAAGAGTTCATCGACACGGGTTACGTCGCGGGCCACGGCTCCGCGGAAGTGAAGAAAGTTCTCGCAAACTACCGGTCGAACCGCTACAACAACGAGTCGACTGCTGGCACTACTCCTCCCCCGCCGGATTTTCGGCCAAGCTCGAGTCCCCTCTCTGGGACCGCCACAAACGAGCTTGGGGAGAAGAGTGGCACGACCTCATCGACAGAAGCAGAGACTACGTCTGTCGAGCCGGGTACAAAAGATCCGACGCTGACGAAGCCCTCCCAGGCCTCCGACTCGTTGGACTCTGCGAAGGCAGACCCGGACGAGGCGGCGGCTCTAAGGAGCGAACTCCTCGACCTGAGGAGCTTGCTGTCTTCACTGCAGAGCAGCGTCGACAGATTCTCGACTACACTAACCCCCCCAAGGGTGGTGAAGCGAGAGCCTACTCAAAGCACGTCAGCAGAAAGAGAATCTCTCCCCTCCAAGAAGAAGCGCTCGAAGAAGCGGCCCGCCGGGTCGCAGAAAGGCGCAGAGGAATCAAACTAAGTCCCGAAAGGACTGCGTTGGACTCCTCGCCCAGTGTTGCTTCGTTGACACACCTGGTCCGTCAGGCCCGGTGCCGTGTTGACGACACAAAGAACCCTGGGTATCCCTTGAACCTCATGTACCAGACGAACGGCGCAGCACTCTTGGCCTGTAAGGCCGAGATCTACGCCATAGCGGTGTACCGTCTTCGATTGATAACAGACCCGAACTTCGGGTTCGAGTCTCGTCTCGAGGACTCCTACTCCGCGGTCGTTGACGGTCTTTTCGATCCGTCGACGATTTTCGTCAAGAACGAGCCGCACCCCTCCAGGAAGGCACTCGACGGGCGATTCCGGTGTATCACACCGGTCTCGCTCGTTGACCAACTTGTCGAGAGCTGCTTGTTCGCTGAGTACGCTGAGATCCTTTCAAGGAATCTTTACGCATCAGGGAGCGCGGTGGGCATCGGTTTCACGGACAAAATGAACGCAACCTTCAGAGAGTTCATGTTCAGCCAATCGGGAGGTTTCCCAATAGTCATGGGCGACTTTCCGGGCTACGATGCCCTCCACACAGAGCAGACACTCCTCGCGTCTTCGCGAGTTGATGAGTTGGCCGAGTGTGGAAGCAGTGCATGGAACACGGCGAACCGTCGATGGGCCTTGATTTCGTCAAGGTCCGTCGCGGCGATCGGCCCGCGGCTCTACACCAAGAGCGTTCGCGGGATGATCAACTCCGGTTCCAAAGACACGTCGCGCCGCAACACGTTGATGTGCCTTCTGTACGTCGAGTATTTGTCAATCATCAGCGACCAGCCCATTCTCGGGTCGGTCGCCAACGGTGACGATCACTTGATCTTCGGCCTCGAGAATCTCGAGGCCTATCAGAAGGCAGCTGCCAGTTGTGGCATCAAGCTTCGGGACGTTAACAAATCCTCCACGAGGGTTGAGTTCTGCAGTCACGCTTACAGCGTGTCTGACAACAGAGTTCCTCTTGTGACGTGGGCCAAGGGAGTCTTTCGACTCCTCACAAAGGCCGTCCCGAAAGAAGACGCTTTGCAGTTCCTGCAGGAGTGCAGGCACAACGTGGAGTACGACTCAATCGCTAAACTGATAGCGGTCCAGTCGGACTCAAAACTTTAGCGCTCGATGCTCAGGAGGGGAGCGTGAAAAGTACTCAAATAGATCACTCCGCACACTCAACATGGCTCGCAAGGGACGCAAGTCCCAGCCAGCCCAGCAAATGCGCTCGAGGCCAAGACCTCGCGCTCGCGCGCCGAAATCTAACGGTTCCAGCATGGAGCTTGAGAAAGCTGTATGCGCTCTCACGGATCCGTTCTGTATCGAGGCCCGTGGTGCTCAGTGGTCTGATCAGGTCGGCAACACGGCAACGATCACCTATCAGTCGAGAATGGTCTTCTCACTGATAGCTGACGGGTCGGGGTGGGTCTCCCTGTATTTCGATCCTCAGTACTGTGTCAACACAGTCACTCCAGGAGCGATCTATAGGATTCTTTCCTCGGCTGCCGGCATTGCGAATGTTGGAAATCCCAACACCGTAGACCCGATTCTCGCTGCCCTGGTGTCTGGTTCAGTCACCAGTGGCATGAGAATTGTGTCAGCCGGCGCCCGTTGGTGGGACATCGCCGCGATGACAGGCGTGGGCGGTAGCGTCATCTCTTCTAGATGGCAAACTACAAGGCCTACTCCAACATCTCCGGCGGAACGTTCGCACAACCGCTAGCCAATCTCGGACAACTCAACGAGGTGACGGATAGACGCGCGTCCGGTTCTTGGGTCTGTCGACCCTCGAATCCGATGGCGTACAACTTCACCACCGGAGCCGACACCGACTATCAGGATTTGAGAACCTCGCTCGTGCTTAGCGCGAACGGGGCGTCCTCGGTCCCGATTCTCGCCGTCGAGCTCGTCGCCAACTACGAGTTCCAGATCACGGCCGAAAGCGTTTACGCGCAGATGGCCAGACCTCATCCAGTCACAGCTTCATCGCTGTTGGCTGCCAAGGTCGCTGGACAAGTCGAATCGCAGATGTCAAGTTTCATCCCCGGTTCGGCGGCGACCGTCAGACGGTACGTCCATGACCAGGCCCGTCAGGCGCTTCAGATGATGAAGCGCAGCGCGGCCACTTCCC